GTTTTAAAGGTTCCAGTATTTAAATTCCATTCTGAATTTAATCCTTTTATTATTCCTTTATTAAAGTTAACTTCCCCGGTTTCTAAGTTTATACTACAATCCCCACTAACGCTTTGTATTAGAATTGCGGTTAGTATACCAGTTCTAATTAAACTAGCATTTAAAACTCCATCTATAGTAAATCCGTAAGTATATTCGCCATAATAGCCTGTATTGCTAAAGCCCAAACCATGCTTATTTAATCTAACTACATTTATAGCACTATTTATATCTTTACTATCCATAGCCAATATTTCGTTTTGTCTATAAAGCACGTAACTGTTAGTAGAACCGCTATTAATCATAGATTGCACATACTCTGCAACGGAGTTATTATTTTGCTTTATTTGGTCTTTAAGTTGCTTAATAATAGCACTGTCACTTACTGTAGTACGTTTTTCCTCGATTGGAATATTAGATAAGGTCATAGAAAGTGGCTTTTGCTTCATAACATCAAATTTTCGACTAATAACCCTAACTTTCAAATCTATTCCTAATAATGTTTCTTGGATTTTAACTGTATCACCTAAGTAAATAACCTCACTTGCTAGGTGTTTATATTCCTCTGTCATAGAAAGTGGTATAAAACTAAGATTATATTCTGCCCTTAATTCGTCAACGTGGTTTTTAGTGTATTCTAAATTAACTCTTCTGATTAACTCTGCTTGTGCTTCTTCTAAAGTATCATAACCCTCTGTATCATTTTCTGTTTTGACTTTAACATCATCATATTTAAACTCCCTAGGATAATACTGGTCGTATTGCTCTGCACGTGGGGACATTACATAACCTTCGTGAGTAATTCCATCAAAACCTACGCCCTTCGCCATAGTACAAAGTTGGTCTAAATCTGTAGTTCCTTCAAATCCAGTTAAGTTTTTACCTCTACGAATTACAACTCCTCTATCTGTTCCAATTCTATCGTTTATAGAGAGTGTGTAACCCCTTCTTAAAACCTCGCCACCCCAACGCTCGATAAAACTATTATCAGCACCAAGCAACGCCTCTTGTAGCCTTTTGCGTTGGTAATAAGCAGTATTCGTTACAGAAATATTAGATTGTAATACTATTTCTTTTTTCTTACCGACAGCATTAGTAAGCATATGACTTAATGCACCTTGACCATTTGTGTTTGTTGGTCTAACATCTTCTAGCCATAACGTATTACAAGCATGTATTGTCATTTGAACTGCAGCAACTGTAATATATCTACTCTGTTTCTTAACCTTCTTTATTACAAATATTTCTGTTCCATAGTCAAGTTGACATTTTAATATGCTTTCCTCAACTAATTCATTCCATAATCCTCCACTATCTACTAGAAATTCTGCATCTAAAACATAGTTTCCACTTGTTATATCTTCCTCAACGTTGCAACTCCTGCAGATATTATCTAATACGGTTCTTGTCTTGGTTAAAACTGTGTCCTTAGGAGTACCTTTAGGAAAATGACTTATTTTAATTATATTTCCATTCATAAAAGCACCTCCTAATTCACATATGCCGTATTAGGCAACATAATAGCTTCTGTAATGTTTCCAATAAGTTCTATAGTGTTATTACCTCTCTGCAACGTTGGAAAGAATGTAGCAGTAAAATCGTGGTTTGTACCATCAGCATTTACACACCTTAGGTTTTTTCCATCTATTTCTATAACCCCATTAACTCCCTCAACAATAAAAGGCTCACCATTAAACACAACTTGTATGTTCCCGGTAGCCTTTATCTTTAAATTAACCTCACCCTGGTATGTTCCTTGGTAGTAAAAGTTGTTTGTATTTAATATATTTATTGGATATTCTTCTATCTCTGTTAAAAATGGTTCGCATAGAAAAGACAAGGTTGTTGTACCTTCCCACTTAATTTCTTGTACCCAGTTAGTTTTATTTACTCTTTTAACTCTGTAAGCCTTGTTAGGTCTATCTAATAAAATCAATCTATTATCTTCTATATTAGTTAGCCAATCGTCTATTTGGTCAAAAAATTTCCAAAAGTTTTCATTATCCTCTAACCCTATTTCTATATCTAGTACCTTGTCGGGATATGCGCCAGTTGCTATTGTTAAGCTTCCGTTTCTTCCCTCGACTTCTTCATCTGTAACTTTTTCTTGGGTAATAGGAATATTAATTGGGGACTTAACCAATAAACCTAGATCACTATAATTTTTCTTTCCATTAAATATAAATCTATCTAACATTAATTAACTCCCCTCCTAATATGCAAATCTATTATTGTATTCTTCAAATTCGTCTTGATATGGGGCAACAACTCTCATTAATTCTCTACCATCTATTGCAACTGGTCTACTTGCTAACCATTTAATCCATTGTTCCAATCTGTCTAAAGGTATCATAACCTCGGTCTGCGCCTGTGTACCCTTGTTCTTTTCCCCTGTCATAATGTTTGGTGAAATCATTGTTGGCCTTGTGAATATACCACCATTTTCAAGATAATTAATTTTAGGAATATTAGATTGCCAACCTTTGCCCCCTAGTCCTGGAACCCAATCCGGAATTTGAAAACTTATTGCATCATTTATGCCTTGGATAGCACCATTTATTAAGCCTATCACAATATTAAGCGGTGCTTTTATTGCTGCTCCCAATCCGTCCATTATTCCACTAAATATATTTTTTACACCTTGCCATGCCCTATCCCAATCGCCACTAAATACTCCGCCGATAAAGTCAATTATTCCGCCAAAGATTCTTTTTATTGAATCCCATACACCTTTTACATTAACTAAAAAGGCATTTACGACATTACCAAAACTTCCAAAAGCGGTTGACCAATCTACACTAAATATATTATTTAAGAAATCGTCAAACTCTTGGAATTTAGTCTTAATTGTGTCCCATGATGCAAGTACATCAGTTTTAAATGCATCTGACTTATTCCATAAAAGAACTATAGCCCCGATTAATAAGGTAATACCTCCAATTATCCACGTTATAGGACTAGATAGCCAAGCCAAGTTTAATCCCTTCTGTGCCAATGTCGCCCCTTTGGTTACTGTAGTGCTAGTAGCAGTAGCAACATTCCAAGCATCTAAGGCTTGTTTTATTTTGGTTATTATAAAAAATCCTTTTACAGTAACTAGCAATCCTCCTAAAATTCCAACTAATGTCGGTAGTTTATCTATATTTTCATTTGCCCACCTCACAAACTTTAAAGCATATGGTAATAACTTCTCTCCTATGTTTATCGCTAAAGTTTGAAATCTTAGTGATAATTTTCTGAGTTGGTTTGCAAATCCATCACTTGTCTTTTCAAAATCGCCTTGTGCATCTGCAGTCTGTTCAAACAGATAATTATATCTAAGCATAACTTGTTCACTCTGCGACATTTGGGCATAAGGCTTTTTAAGTCCTTGTGCTAGTCGGTAAGCTTCTAAACTAGCAACAGACATATTTATTCCCAAAGACTTTAAAGGCTCTGTCTCCCCAGAGATACCACTCCTTATTTTCTCAAAAGCCACTTCATGGTCTAAGTTATAGAAAGATGCCATGTCCCCAGCTAAATCAACTATGTTTCCACTCATGTTTTTAGTTTGTTCGGAAGTCATTCCCATAGACTTAAGCATAGCACCCATTGTTCCAGCATATTGTTTATAAGCTAATTCACTCATACCAATAGCTTCTGGTGCTTCTTTTGCCCATTGATTTATTATTTCAGTATTAGATTCAAAAGTGGTATCAACTACGTTTTGCACTTCTTGTAAATCTGATGCGGTATTTATAGCTTTTATCCCAAAAGCACCCAATGCAGCACCACCAGCAGCTAATCCCCTAGTAACCCATTTATCTAGCTTCTTACTAAAATCACCAGCTTTACTTTTTATCTTGTCAAATGTGCTTCCTGTTTCACTTGCCTTTTTATCTATTTTATCTAAGTCACTCATTACGTTTTTTGCATCTAATAAAACTTTGCCTTCTAATACAAAAGCTTCTGCCATATATCCACCCCCTCACTTGGGATTATTTAAAGAAGTTTTCTAATATTTCTTCATTTTCTCTCTTAATTTCCTCAACCGATTTTGAAGAATTAAAGTTACTGATATTCTTTATTCCTAAAAATTCTGTATAAGATTGTAGCTCGCCACCACAAATTCCATTTAGAACAGTACCAAATAACCATTCCTTATACTTTCTTTCTTCATAATGGGTATTTACAATACTTATAACTAACTCCAAACTCTCATCAATCGGCATATGAAGTATTGTGAAATAGATATTATATTTAATAAGTAAACCTATTAAATTCCCACCTAAGCTTTCTACTTCATAGTCAATTTGAAAAAACCCATAAAGGTCTCACTCTGGATAATTTCTTTTATAAAATCTACAGTTTCAGCACCATCTGCGCCTTTCACGGTTTCTATATCTACTCCTTTTATATCTGCAATAGTCTTATAAAATAAGTCCTCTGCCCTAGGAATACCTTCTATAATTAAATATACAATTTCAAATAAACAGCCTTGTTGTTCTTCACTTAATTTGTTCCTCTGTACCCTTATATCTTCATTTTCCATAAGGAACTTTGCCACCTCGTTAATATCCTCTGCTTTATCGCCAAGTTTTTCAGCAATAGATATAGTTAATAAATCACTCTCATTTTTCAACCCTAAAATCTTTTTAATACCATCTATAAGGTCTTTTTTAATTCCCATAGCATTAATGAACTTTAATATCGAAATACATTGTTGTGTAGTTATTTTCAAATTAATCATCCTTTCTAAAATAAAAAGGCTAGGAATACCCTAACCTTTAATTTTGTCCCACCCTAGCCTTGCCGACTATAGCTTTACCAACTAAAGAAGTAGCTTCATTTAGTTTTTTTTTACGAAAATCTTGCAAGGTGCAGTATCACTATCTTGTTTGTAATGTGCATTCATAGTAAATGTGGCTGTACTTTCGTCATTGTCTTTCCCTTCAAACTCGAACCCTTCACCATTATAAGTATTTTCTATAATTAGTATTATTGGTTCATCAGAGTTGTGGACTTTTCCAACTATAACTAACATTTTATAGTCAGTATCAGCCAATTCATTAGATGGAGTATACAAGTCAAATTTTGTACTTTCTGTAGTACCTTTCTTAATAAGTGCCATTGGCAATAACTCTGGTCTAAATTGGACTATCTCACCCTCTGCAGATATATCCCACTTCGTAATTCTATCCATTCCTTGAACTTGTCTTTCCATTCTGCCATCATATTCAATTTGCCTTATTGTTGGCTTACAACTGAACTTTATTCCATCTTTAGATAACCCCAACTCTTTTCCCTTTAATAACTCTGCCCAAGTGTCTGGATTACTTAAATCTATGTCACCATAATAAAGCGTTGGAGTATCAACAATAAACTCTTTTACTTTTGCTTCTGCCATAGTATCGTCCCCCTTTTAATATCTATTAATTAAATACTGTAAAACTACATTGTACTTATCTTCGTCATTGTAGCTTGTCATGTAAGGCGATTCTCTCGTAATTCTCGATTCAAGAATTTCAGCCTTGTTCATTTCCTTGTCTATAAATTCAGCTAAATTTAAAATTTTGTATAATTGAGTGTTAAAATTCCCTACAATTCTAATTTGTAAGGTGTACTGATTTTTATAAACTTGATCTAATACATTTTCACCAATCTTATATTCAACTGCTACTTTTTTAGCAAAATCAAAGTTACTTGGAATTAAATCAAAAACATTATTGGGGGATAATTCATTTAATTTATTCCAAACCTCAACTGACATTTCTTCAATATAACTCATTTTATCCCTCCTAAATGCTTTCTTAATATATCTTCCATTTCTTTAGTGCCACTTCTTAAAGTCGACCTTAGGTAGCTTTTATTTTCAAACTCAACCTTTGCTGCATAAGGAACACTTTCTGGAACTCCCCATGTGATTGTATACACCTTATCACTTTTAGTTTTAACGAATGTTATTTTCCTTCTTAATAAACCTGTTTTAACTGGTGCAACACTTTGCATATTCGCACGTTCCGTAACCCCAATCTCTTGGCTTGCATCTTCTAAAACTTCCATAATAGAGTTTTTTATTCTTGGAATATTACTCTTGTAACTCATAATACTTCTTCGTCACTTTCTAAGAGTGCATATAAGGAATATGTACTCCAAGCTATTTTCTTTTCTATTTCATAAGCCTTATCATTAATTACTACAATATCCCCTACTTTTAAACCCACATCTGAATACATAGATAAATTCGATTTAATATCGCTTCCCCATGTGTATTTTATCGCTTTTTCATCTATAGGTTGGATATTTACATAATAAGCATCATCTAACTTTGTATAGCTTGTACTTATATGCCCGGCATGGTTACTTTCTGTTTTTTCGGTTTTATACATAATTGTATCTGCAAAGAAAATCATATTATCACCACACTTTAAAGGTCTTTTTCTTTGGCAATAAAGCTAATACATCAGAAGTTAATGTAAATGTTTCAATGCCACTTTCAAAGCTTATAGATTGACTTCCTTGGCTTACAGAGCTAACCCCAGCAACCTTCATTGTTAGCATCTTTTTAGCATTATTAACAAGTACCTTTACTGCTAAATTAAAATCTTTTTTTATTTGTTCCTTTGTATATTCACCATAAAAATAATTGTATATAGCCAATATTGCCATTTCTTCTAATTCGGAATCTGTAAACATCTAATCACCTCTAAAAAAGAGGGGATGTCCCCCTCTTACTTTCTATTGACTATTCATTAACCCTTTTTCTTTTAAATCTGCAATTAAACTATTAAATGCAGTTGCTATTTGCTGTGTAGTTGCAGAATCAGCAGCTAAAGCATCTACTTTGTTTAATTTATTGATTACTGCATCTGCACCTTTGGGACCAGCTGGTCCTTGTGCACCTGTTTCCCCCTTATCCCCTTTAGGTCCTGTAGGTCCTGCTGGTCCTTGTGGTCCAGCTTCACCAGTAGCACCTTGTGGTCCTGCTGGTCCTTGTGCACCTGTTTCTCCTTTAGGTCCTGGAGTAAGTTCTATACT